TCAGCTAGGACTGCTTCCTTGTCCACCTCCTCAGAGGCGTCTACATACTTAAACTGACCGTTTGCTTTGTTGACTACCCACCAACCTCCTACATCCTTTCCAGCGGCCTCTGCGTAGCCCACAAGCTGTGATACGTAACCAAAGCCATCCTTGTAGGCTAGAGAACCAAAGGATGCGAACTTATTGTCGTATGACCAAGGTGAGGCAGACTTAACATCATCAATGCGCCCGTCCATCTCCATGTCATACTCACCCTTGATCTCTTGACCGTGTGGTAACTTAAGCGTGACCTTCTCGTTATCCTTAAACTCTACACCTGCTGAACGCAGTATGCCTTTGAACACAGCCTCAACTATGTCACCAAGGATCATGTTCATCAAGAAGTGTGGCGGGAAAGGTGTCTTGTCTTCTGGATCATTCTTGTCAAACCATAGCTGACACTTTGGTCTACCGATATTAGACATCCGTAAACGGAAAGCATCACGTGGGCCACCAGAGAACTGCTTGTACAAAGCATCCTCGACATCGGAGGCGACTTGTTTAGCCACCCCCTCTGTCATAGTAGTCTCACCAGCCATAGCCTTCTGCAAGAAAGAGAAAACAGCTATTTCTGCAGGGTGATTCATTAGTATGCTGCCTCCTCTACGTTAATAATAGAACCTACTAGATCAGCATCTTCTGCACTCATACTCGTATTAGAACGCTCATTGTGTAGATCTAGGATCTTACCATTAGAGTAGTGGATGTAATCCAAGAAGTCAGATGCTACCTGTTGCATGTAGGAAGTATCCTCATCTGATGGTGTGACATTATCTCCTACAGAAGAAAGTATATACCCAAAGGTAGCGCCTGTAGGGATAGACCCTTCTGCACCAGTAAGTATGATCTTAGACATATAAGGGAGACCATTCTTACGATCAATAGCCTTCTGTGTAGCTGTTATGCTCTTAAGACTGTCATTGTTCTTAACATCCATTACGAATGGAATATCTACGTACTCACCAGAGATGGGTGTACCCGTATCGTCAAGGGGTGTATTAACTGTGAGAGTACCCATGAAGACCTTAACTCGTTTGGCGTTTCGGATAATCTCCTTAGTAGCCTCTGGAAGAGCATTCCAATCCTCAATGTAACCTGAGGGGCGTCCAAGATTGTAGCCACCTACACTGTCCTGTAAGTCTGTATTAGTAGACCTACTCATAACAGTTTTCTCCATTTCATTAGTGGAAGCATTCCACCGTTGAAACTGAAAGCGGTCTGTTAATAGGCGCACTTCTACACTCTCTGCATAGAACACATCCTCACCTAATGTAATTTTATAGTAGCCAACAGGTACAACATCTGTCTTGATCTTCTTGCCACCGAGTTCAATCTCACCCTTGATAGCACTACTCAACACGTTAACACGAGCCAGAGAGGATCGTGATTGTGTCTGTGGTTTTGGATCACCCATAAGTTCTGCCAATGGGTTTGACGATCCTGTTGTTGCTAGTTCTGTACTCATCTGTATATCCTTTATTACAGTAAAAAAGAGTCTTAGTTATACCGTCACACATCCTGTACGTCAAGCCAATTCGGCCCGATTTTTGATTCAAGTAGTAACGGAACATTCATCTTTACGTTATAGGCTTGTTCTATTAAGTCTGTCAAGCCCTCATTCATGTCTTCAATAATCTGTAGTACGATCTCCTTCTCCTCTGGGTGAATGTCTATCACAGTTGAGTCATGAACAGTATTCACTAAGCAAGAGTTTAGACCCTTCAACCTCTCCTCCAGTTCGATTAGCACAACAGGAACAACATCACCAGTAGCGAAACCCTGCACTGGATAGTTCTTAATCATAGTGAAGTGTGATACCCCACCACGAGCATTGCGCTTAACGTCAGGGAATGCGTACTGCCGCCCTGATACGTTAGTAATCTTGTTGAACCGTATAGCTTCATCAGCTAGGTTCTTATGCCATGCAGCTACACCCTCATACTTCTCATTGAAGTGAATGTAGTATGCTTCCTCAGCCTTAGATCTACCATAACCTGTAGCCCCAAAGAGGGGTGCAAACGTATGGGCCTTGGCTTCTTGGCGTGACGTAGGCTGTCCTGCATCAGAGATAACCTGTGCAGTGTAGCTGTGTACGTCAAACCCTGTAGCAATCTCCTCCATAGCAACCTCATCCTGAGCTAGGTACGCAGCCGTTCTAAACTCAAGTTGGGCAAAGTCAGCCTCACAGATGTAACCGTTATCCCAGCGAGACACAAAGACACGCTTTACGGGAAACGTGCCGCCCCTGGGCATGTTTTGCATGTTGGGGTTTCGTCCAGAAAATCTACCTGTACTGGTGATGTGCTGAGTGAGTCCCACATGCAGGAATCCGTCTGACTTGGTGAAGGTGTCGATACCCTCCACAAAACTAGAGAGGTAGCTACTAACAGCAGAAAGACGCTTAAGGTCAGTAAGAAACTCAACAGCAGCGTCCATGTTGTTCGTTTTAGCAGTACCCACAAGTACATCTAGGTTATCCTTTCCTGTGCTAAATCCATCCGCACTAACCCACTTCTTGCTAGGCGCACCAAAGCCTAGACCTGCAATATGATTAAGCTCTTTCAAGCCGTAGCCACGAGCATCACAGTCCTTGCATTTATTAGGTCTGGCAAACTTAGTGCCATCCTTCTTTATCTTATATGTATGCCCTGCACCTGTGCATGTTGGACAAGTGAAAGCTTTGGTACGTTTTATGATAGTACTGTTAGCATCTACAGCCTGCTTAAACTCTTTTGCAGTATTCACATATTCAAACAGATCTACCCACTCTTTCTTGTTGTTCATCTTACGAGAGAAAATAACTTGAGACATCTGCTCTCGTGACTTGAGATTGATAGGTGTGTCACCCATGATCTCACGTACCTTGTGCTGTAGTCTATCCTCAATGTCTGCCTTCTCACGTTCAAACTCTAGGCGCACATCGTCTAGGGCTGTACGATCCACCCTGATTCCTGACATGTACATTCTGGTGAGGGTTTTACAGGTACGGAAGGTGACATCTCTGATGGTGTGTAGGGACTTACTTTCGGGTTCACTGTAGTCTGCTTCGATGCTGTGGAACAACTCACTAGTTGTGTCGAGGTCACACCTAAGATAAAAGCTAAGCTCACTGAGAGGAATCTCATTGGTGTTATAACCCTCCTTAAAGTAACGCTTGAGGGTGTCATCCTTCTGAGCGTTAAGTTTCCTACGTTCTGCACATGCTTCAAGGCTTGTGGCTTCCTTCTGACCACGCTGCAGGATATACTCTGCAAGCATGGTGTCATAGATAGCGCCATCATACTTAAAACCACACTCCCACAGCCACATCAGATCGTGCTGAGCGTTGTGCATGATTAGAAGAGTAGTCATGTCTAAGACTTGCTGGACTAGCTTACGCCCAGCGCCACTGGTGTCCTTCTTCTCAACGTGATCTATAGTAACTATGTGTGTCTCTTCTGTGTTGTCTGCATTCTGCATACCGACTTGCACAAGGAAGTTACCCTCCTCATAGGGGTCTAAGTGTAGCTTCTCCCTACGTTTGTTTGTTGTGTTCTCAACGTCTAATACAAGTCTCATCTCTCTCTCCTCTAGGCTGTATATAGTGATCTCGCCCCGTCTAACTCACAGTGTACAACACCATGCCAACCACCCTTAAGTTTATTCTTGGCGATATTCAAGTGCCGTTGTGTGTCTTCCTCATCTGCACCCTCTACAATGGGGTTCTTAGAGATCAGAACCATTAGGTCTGCCTCTGCTGCTTTACCTGTCTTAGAGCCCTCCATCATAGACTGATCTACATAGACCTTACCCTCAGCTACGGCACTTAACTGTGACATCCATACAACACAACAGTTGTATTGCTTAGCGATGTTACGAGCATAGATAGCTGCATCTTTTAGGTACACATCGGACTTATCGCTTGTCTTACTGGCGAACTTATCACCCATGTCCAGGATCAATACATCTGGCTTCTCTTGTTTAACCAGAGACTCAACCCACTGCATATCCTTGTTGGTGCTATCCTTGATGCGGATATTAGTTCTGACAGGCTCGTAGCGGCTACGTGCGAGGGCTACGTTAGCCTTAACCTCATCCATAGACATGTTAGAGGCAGCACTAAGGTAACGTGCTCCTACACGCTCATACGCTTCCTCATTACATAGCACTACGCACTTAGCGCCCTGTCTTGCCCAGCCCTCTGGTCCTGCAATCAGTGAAGCATGGAAGGATGTCTTACCTGTGTTAGGCCGTGCGCCTACAAGTAATAGGTGACCACCACTTACACCCTCTACCTTACGGCGTAGGCTTGGGATGTTAAACTTCCACTGTGTCTGTAAATCGTTTGCCTTGAGTAGTGTGTCGATGCTGATGTCTTCCCACTCAATGCGAAGGTTAGGTGTGAAGTCATCCTTGTAGTTCTCTAGCATACGTCTGAGCGGTTCTAGGCTGGTCTGTGTGCCGTTAACGAAGTCAAAGCCAAGGTTGGCTACCTGCTCACCTACATACTGTTGAAACATCTTGCCCAGTACATCTGTAGCAATCTCTTCTTTGATGACCTGCTCTTTGTCTATCTTACGG